CTACTACCACCACTACTACCACCACCACCAATATTACCACCACCATGCCAATCCTTCAACGAGGTATTGGACGTTCTCCATGGAGGTACACTGACAAGAGAGTCAAATGCACCCCTCGCTTGCATTTTAAGCCAGCTGTGCCGTTTAGTTATGATAATGTATACTCTATGGAGAAAGATAACAAACGTAAACAGACAAGGAACATGCCCCACGATATTTTAGGGCCCTTGTTCGAGCATAATGCACCGGTGCTCACCGACGGATCATTTCAATCTTTCTTAGCTGCATTTAATAAGAGAGTAAATTATAATAATGATCAGCGATGCCATAAAGACGTGCGCAAGGCGTCTGCGAAACTACTGGACCAAACTGTGCCCATGCAGTTACCAGAGATCATATGGGATCGCGAACTTTTCCATGAATGGAATTCGGAATTTAAACCTTCTAAACAAGAACGAATGATAAAGGCCCTCGACAAAATCGCCTTGTATCGTGATTCGGAGTTTGGAGCTAAGGAGGTTTTCGAAAAGGTTGAACTTCTTATGAAACGTCATGACCCTTCGTGGGCAGGGCGAATTGTAAACGCCTCTTCGGACATCCATAACTGCATCTCAGGACCGATTATCAAGGAGTGCTTAAAGAGGCTAGTCAAATCATTTGATTTAGCAAGGGATAGTGGTAAGAATTCTATGAATTTCACTGTGGCATACGCCAAGGATCCCAGTGAATTCGTAGGTCACGTCGACGGCGACGGACCATTCATTGAGTGCGACTTTTCCAGTAATGATAAGTTACAAGTTGCCGATGTTGTACAATTGGAGGTCCTTTGGATGGTACGGTTAGGGGCGCCAGCATGGCTTGCTGGTTGCCTTTTACGTGCCAACCATTATAGGGTCATCAACAGGAAATTCGGAGTGAAGGCCAAGGTTAAGAACCAGCTTCCTTCCGGGTCGACAAGCACAACATTTCGCAATTCAATTTGGAATAGCACTATATTTTTTACTTTCGGCTCGCGGTATGGGCTTAAGGCCGACACCCTTATTCTAGGCGACGACATGTTGTCTAGGATGAGGAATGGTCGGATACCACGCCGCGCCGCAAGGTCTTACGAGTACATCGCCAAACTCGCACGCATGAGTGCCAAGGTAAAGGTACACACACACCTCGTGCAGTGTGAGTTTCTCTCTAGGCGATTTGTACCCACTGCATATGGACATCGAATGATACCTAAATTGGGAAAAGCATTCGGTAGATTCAACGCGAGAGCTAATAACTCTCAGATCAGTGATGACGAGTACATCGCTGGTAAAAGTCTATCGTATGCTTACGAATTTAGGTATTATAGACCCATATGTAAACTCTTCTTGCTACGATTTCAAGGATGTGTCACACCCATTGAGAAGGTTCGTCGCGAGCTGTTGTCTTACAATCTGCGCCTGGCGGTCGGATCGGCCTCGCTTGCTGATTCAGCTAAGGTGCTCTACAACATTTCCGAACCCATCTCAGATGACGATTTTACGGCATATTCTGATTTCACTTATGGCAAGTGGAAAAGTGAAGTAATTGAAGATCTTACGGATTTGCTTTTCGGCGACGTTGATTTGTCGTTGGAACGTAGTCAACCGTATCTCATGGCGGACGTCTGGTAAACCCTACGTTAACTGTCTTTCCAGTACACCTGATGGGCACACCGTGACGCCCGGATTGCTTTCCGA